CGTGACGGACAAAGGCTCATCAAACGGGACCTTCGGGCGCTCCCGCATTGCCATTACAAGGAAATCGGCTTTATCTCCCTTGCTTGGATCGTAGTTGCCAAACTTACCCGATCGGTGCCTTTTGAGCGCTTTCGGGTTTCCGTGGATGAAAAATGTTATCATATTACCGCCTCTTTATTGTTAGTCCCAAGTCTTCGCTGCATCCTGCTCAGCGTTTTGCGCATCGACCACAGGCGCAGACAACCAAGACGCATAAGCTTGCCCCTGTCGTCGTCCGTCAGCCTTATCGCAGCCTTATTTATTTTCGGCTTCTTTATCTTGGCTCCGGTAACCCTGTGCAGGGTGGCGTGAGGTCTCTTGCTGTAAACAAGCACGCCGGCTTCGGGGAAGTTGTTGTCGATAAAATCAAGGCCGTCGGGCATCGCTTCTTCAGGGATAGCGAACCAGAACTCCCTGATGGCGTTTGACTTGTGACGGTGCATCTTCTTTTCCTCGGCCTTCAGGTCGGACAACGACCTTTTGATCTCTATTTCGGCTACATACCCGGACGGACGCACGACAAGAATGTCGCACTCATGTCCGTCGTGATATTTGTTCCAAAACCCGAACGAGACATTGGGGATTATCAGGTTTTTTCTGAACTTAAACTCCTCGGCAAGCCAAAGTTCGACCTCATAGATATTTAGTTCTGTGGACCTCATATTTCCTCCGCTGCTGCTGGTTCCGGAAACGTGAAGCCGTTCAGTCGACACCACGCGCGCGAAGCGTCTTCATCGATCACCCCGGCTTCCCTGGCCGCCTGCTGCGGGACGTAAGTAATGCCGTCGATAATAACCTCTTTCATGTTGTCTCCGTTTTGGTCGTGGTTGATGGTGATGATTACTCTTCTTTCCCTGTCGGGGTTGCCGGGTATGCTGTGATTATCGCTTTGATGATCGGTTCCCACTTCCTCCAACGCACAAGCGCGGCGGAAGACATCGCGTTTAACTCTTCATCTGTGACCGAAAACCATTTCTCAATGGTGTCAGTTTTGCAACCGATGAAGATATGAGTTGATGTGTACGTTACGACCCGCTCAAAACAGTGGATTGACCGCACCTCACGACAATTTCCAATTGCCCCGCTGAGGTTTGCCACGCTGAGGTCTGCCCCGCTGAGGTCTGCCCCGCTGAGGTTTGCCCCGCGGAGGTTTGCCACGCTGAGGTCTGCTCTGCGCCCTTCAGCTTTCGCTTTTTCAATTTCCGTTAATACCTCTTGGTAGTTCATTTCGCCTCTCCGTTTTGTTGTGTTGTCTACCCCGCGCCCTCGTTTTGCGGCACGCTGTTTGACTTTCCGCACCCCGGATGCCGTATAGCACACCGACGCACCGATCTTCAGCCAGTCTCGCCCCTGCTCCAGGATGGGGCTGTACTTGTACTTCCCCTTCAAGTACCCGACCCGCATATACCTCAGCGCCTGCCGTGTGTAGCCGGTTTCATCGGCAAGCTTTTTCTCATGTACAATCTTCCTCATCATTTCAACCATTTTTGTTTTTCGCCGCCGATTCGGCCATCAGTGCCGCATACGCGACGTTATCCTCATAGCTGTCTCGGTGGTACCCTTCCGTCGTTGTCAGCCGGACGAGCTTGAGAACCTGCATGAACAACCACCCGTCGCGCTCTGACAGCGTATGTCCGGTAATGCTGTTGAACGCTTCGACGATCTTGCTCATACTGCGCTCCTGTCCGTCGTCGTAGTTCTTGCCTCGCTCTGCAAGCACCTCGGTGGCTCGGCGGAGAAAGTTATCTGCTGAGTTATCTTCTTTGGAGTCATGCGGTTCCCCTCCGCTGTACTGCGCGTCGCACGCAGTTGGCCCGTGGATTTTATACAACTCGCATCGTGCCCCATTGTTATGTTTGCATGTCGCGCATCGTTTATCGCTCATAGCCCAACCTCCTCAAGGTTTTTCAGAAAGTTAATCTCCATATGGTTTAGGGTAATCGGGTTAAAAGAGCCCGGGCTGATAAGGGACCAGATCCTTCTCGTCGATATAAGCGGTCACGGATTCATCTTGGCCGTAAACCGCCTCGTACATAAAACGAGGGCCCTCAGGCTTGTCGCGATCACGCACAATGGCCCGAACAATCCTCAACCTCACACCGTCCTTGACGACAAGGTCACCGTCCTTATAGCGAGGCTCATTCACCGATCTGCCCTCCTTTTCGGTGCAGCATAGGTCGGCACCCCTGTTGCCGCCTGCACCTCTCTGACAAACCGGTCTTCATCAGAACGTTCATCGCTCAGGTGGAGCAGGTGGATCTCTCGTGTCTGGCTCAGGTCCCACGCCTGCAGCGTCTTGATGCACTGCCCGAGCTCCATGTGGCTGCCGAACAGCCGTTCGTTAATGCTGTCTCCGGGCTTCATAAGGTCGCGGGAGTAGTTGCATTCGAGAGCCGCAATTGTCGGCGAAAATTTCGGCACGACCGGGCAGTAAAATGTGTCTATGATGAAGATACAGGTCTCTTTTGTCATAGGGCTGCGAATGATGAACCCGTAGGTCGGCACGTCATGAGGTACCGGGAATGGCTTGACCTCAAACGGATGGTTTCCCCCGAACAGAACCGGTTGACCGTCTTTTCGGAAATTGCCCCCTCCCCATACTTCTACCCCCCGTTTCTCAAGCATTTCAACAGACTTGCTGTTGAAGTGATCTCCGTGCTTATGGCTGTAGAAGCAAGCATCGTACTCGTTCGGTGCCTTCGGCAGCAAACGCTGCATGTCTCGGTACGACACACCAGGCTCAATAATGAGCCTGGTGTGTCCTTCTTCAATGGTGTAGAGGTTTCCTGCTGAACTGCTTGCGTAGGCGGTAAACTTCATAGCTCTCCCCCTTCGCGTGCTGTAATTTCCCACTCGCTGCCGCACTCGGAGCAACGATACAGAGTCCCATTTCCGGTTACTCCGTATGTTTGGATATACCCTGAGCATGTCGGGCAATAACTCGGACGCGTTGCCCCGACTGACCGCAGTTCCCTCAAGCGTTCGTTCTCGGCTTCCAGCACTGCGATTTTTTCCGACATACTGCCTGTTCCTTTCAGCATCTTTTTGGCAAGGGTATCTCCTCTGTGCCTCAGCTCTTCATCGGTCAGATTGACCGGCAGTATTTCCTTAAATGTCCCTTTCATAACCGCATATCGTTTTTGTTCCCCGGAACCGCCGGGCCCGGAATGGTTTTAGAAAAAATCTGGCTTTGCGATGGCTCTTGTCAGGGCCATAAGCCCCTGTTGCAGCTGCGTTTTCCCGATACTCACCCACCGGCCATCGACATCATCAGGGAGCTGGTCAAAAATCTCTCCGATTTTGACTCCAAGCTCTTTGATCCGATTCATAGCATCGACTTCTGTCTGGTCGAGCTCCCGGTAACCTTTGATCTTTCTGTGTTGATTTTCCATTTCTCTCCTTGACGTGTGCCCGCAGAAGTGACATTTGACAAGAAGGTCTACCCTCCTTTTCCTGCATCTCGGGCACGGTTTTGATAGATATCTCATGTCGATAAGGCCCCCCTCAGAATCCCGGATCTGCCGCAGCCGAAACGGTTGCATGCTGGGCGGTGTCGAGCTTGCCCTGAAACACCTCGCCTGTCTGCATGTCCACATTTTCCGGTATAGCCGCCCGCTCTTCCGACTGTTCATCGACCACCTCAACTTCAGCGTCGCTGAACCCGACCGTTTCCTTCCCTGCATTGTCCTCGATCTCCTCGGCAGCCTTCAGCTCCGCTTTGCCTGGGACCTGCTTTCTCAGGAGATTCAGGTTCTTGTCGTCACTGCTGTTGATAATTGGCTTGCATGCCTTACGAATGACCGTCTTGAGGCACATGTCCGCCGCAAACTTCCCGTGCGTACTGCTTGGCTTGATGCGCCCGTTTTCGTCAACAGGATTCATCCTTGATTGCATCCATGCCTGCTTGATCTCGTCAATCGTCATAAGTTCTGAGCTGATGAGTTTGTCGTCATCGTCGTAGATTTCACAGTAAGCAGCCAGAATATTCCCTTTGTTCACGTTCTCGAGCTTCTGCCCATGTTTGATAATCCGAACCTTCCCGCGTCGGCGCTCAAACTCGAAATCATCGCCCTGATACACGACAGCGTAACTGAACCCGTCCTCCGGGATTCGCTGATGAACCCTTTTTGCGGTCGCCATCACACCGAAGTAGCTCTCATCACAAGCCAGCTGCTTCCCGTAAGCGATGAAATAGCACTGCTTCTTCGCCGGGTTCAATCCCAGCACCACCATTTTGAACAGAGCCTGGTAAATACTGTCTCGTGTGCACGATTCCAGCACCGGCTTCTTTTCTTTATCGATAGTATCCTGAAGGATTAACCATGCTGATTTCAGCGCATTGCCTGGGCTGTAGTTTTCGGGGATATCGATGGTCCCCATTGCCTGCATTTCGAGCACCCTTTCCAGAGTAACGTCTGCAATTCTTGTCTGCATCTGCTGCCCGTTCTGCTGTGTCGTCTGTTTCTGTGTCATTTCCGCACCTCCGTGTTGTCTGTTCTGAGTTGATACAGCGCCCGGTACGCCCGCAACGCGCTTTGCTTGTTGAACTGAGCGACCGTTTTAACGGTCGTAGCTCTCGCCGCCCAGCTCCTGTGAATCAGTCGAAACTGATAGTCCGAGGCTATCGGCAGCACATGCCGCATGAAATGCCTCATGGCTCCGATATCATCCGGGGCATTGATGCTGAAGTAGTCGCTCCACCGTTCCATCACCCCCCTTCTCGCCATAATCGAGTAGCTCCTGTTGTGTTTCATGCGACAGCCTCCAGCTCTTCTGCACGCGACACCGACAGGGTCGGGTGACCTTCATGCGCCACAAGACGGATGATCTGCGACCGCTGTTCGGGAATCGGCTGGGTGAGCCCTTCGGCGTTGTCCACGAACACCGGGGCGCACACCCCGTAATACCGACCGAGCACACCGATGATGTGCAGGCCTGCAAGTATCCTGTGGCCGGAATTCGCTCCTGACCACGGCACCATAGCCCCTGAAGGCGAAGGGATAAGTGTTTCGCAGGTCTCCCGCAATCCACCGTTGATCTGCTCTTCGAAAAGGCGAAATGAGAGCGGCGCGAACGAGGCGTTGACCTTGTCCGTGAGCATCGACACCCGCGCCCTGATGGCGCTTTCGATCAGCATGATGTCTATCTCGATATCATCAAGCAGCCGTCCCAGGCGTGTCTTTTCAGCCTCCAGCTCAGCAAGGCGGCTCGTGATCTCCTGCTGCTGATTCTGGTAAGCCACCACTTCGTTCATCTGCCGTATCGTCGATTCGACATCCTCGATTTCCCTGTCGATATCGGCCGTATCAGGCTTTGACGCAGCCATGTCTGCCTCGATGTCGGCAATGAGCCTTAGGGCGGCACTGTGATCCGGTGGCTCAGGTGGAATGAGAGACCTGACCGCCTCCTCCGCCATCTTCTGCTCGTTCAGCTTGTACTTACGCTCTTCTTCAAGCACCGCAATCTCGTTCTTGAGTGCCTCGCACATACTCGCTTTCTCAAGACCATTCTCCTTTATCTCCTTGAGGCGCTCCGCCCTCTTCAAACGGAACTCCTCCCTGATCCGCTCGGCCTCCTCTTCCGGCAAGGCCTGGCCGCACGTTTCGCAGACAGCCTCCGGAGCTTGTGCGTCGTTCCATTTATGCCAGTTCTCCCTTAGCTCCGCCCGCTCTTTTTCAAGCAGCTCGATCTCCCGCAGCTTGTTGCCGATATGATGCTCAATCTGTCGGTTCTCCAGCCCTGAAGCATCTATCGCCATACGAAACTTCCTCGCTTCGTCCTCATGTTCCCTGATCCTGCGATCGTACTCGGCATTCGCCCTGGCGATCTTTTCCCGCTGCTGCCTGATCCGCTCCTTCGCGTCGCTGGTGTCGCCTGCAAGCCGTGCCGCCCGGTCGTTGTGCAGGGCCCGCAACTTTTCCTGGAGCTCGTTGATGGTGCAGGGCGTTTTCGGCCTCTCAGGAGTGCCAGAACGTTTACGCTCCACCTCGTCCATCCTCGGCTGGATACCTTCGAGGCCTTTGGCGACCTTCGGGCGCTGCGCCTTCAGCCTGGCCAGCGCGTCGCCAAGCGCCTTGTCCGTGTCGTCAAGGTGTTTGTCGCCGATCAGCTCGGGAAGCCTTGCAAACTCCGGCCTACTGCCGATCACCTCCGGCAGGGACACGTCTCCCGATATGTCGATGATGAGCTTGCGCCGGTCTTGCCATTTCATCTCGTTGAACCGGCTGGCACTTGTAATGGCGCGGAACACCGATTCCGCGCAAATGTCCGCCATGAACCCGTCATACTCGGCCTTCTTTACCGGCACCTCGTCCATGCAATAGGCGGTCGTGTGCCCCTGAAAGGTGCGTTCCTGCGCGCCTCTCGCTTTCACCCACTTCTCTGTCATGACCTTCGTGAGCAGGTACGCCTTGCCATCGATGACCAGCGAAGCCGTTACCTCGTGTTCGAGGTTATGCACCTCCTGCCCGTTTTCGTCGAGCGGTTTCAACGCGAACGCAGTATCACCGTCTGCGTTCTTGTCGAACAGCAGCCAGCTCAATGCGTGCCGCAGGGTGCTTTTCCCCGCCGCATTCTGGCCGTAAATGACGGCGTCTTGCTCATCCAGTTTGATCGTCGTTTCCCGAACCCCCATGAAGTTCCTGATCCGGAGCGTCTTCAGCCGGATCTCCGTCATCTGTTTCTGTTTCATAGCTCTCCGTGTTTTTGTTTGTAGCGTCCTTCCTCGACGCGAAAAAAGAACACCAGCACCCCTGCCGTCGCCACTCCGGTGACAGGGGCGAAATACCAGGGCACGCCAGATGCCCATGCCACGACCGTAAAGGCCACCACCATCAGCGCAATCGCTTTCATGAATCCACCTCCACCTCGCAGTTCCCCCACTCGTAGTGCCTGGCGTGGCCAAGCACCCGATACTTGATGACGCGCGCTATGCCGTCAACAAGTTTCCTGATTCGCTTACTCATCCCTGTCATTTCGCCTCTCCGTTTTGTTGTTGTGTCAATCCCGACACTTATATATGCAGTTTTTTTTGCTAATGTCAAAGAAAAAAGAATAAAAAAAACATCGGTAGAAACGCGCAAGAACCGTCCCACTTGGTGCTGCAAGGATGAGGGAGAAGGAGCGAATTGAGTTCGACCATAATTGCAATGACTTATAAATTTCAGCTCAACGTATAAAACCGGTTCACCTTCCTGATCACTGCAGCAAAAGGAACCTCACTACCATACTCCCGCATCTGGTCGATCAGATCACAATTAACCAAGTCATCAATTCTCACCTTATCTCCATCCAGTACAGGCTTGGGGGTCGCGAAATCAGAGAACTTTTTCAAGGTTCAATATTCAGGCCCTGTTTGGTTGCCGCTTTCAGCCCTTCAACTTGATTATGAAACGCTTCAAAAATTTCACTATACTCGTTCCCCGGCAGCGTTTCCCCCAGGTTGTCAGCCAAAGCCTGCAGCTGTAACTGCAAGCCGGCAGCAAATTTTCTCAGAATACCGATTTGCTCGTCGATCATCCAGTCAGCGTTGACCTTTCCGGCGACGGCCTTGTAGTACAAAACGATGACTGGGTCATCTGGAGACGCATCGATAGTGATCCAATCGAAAGACCAGTACGGCTCAGGGTGATCATCATCACCTTCGTGTTGCTCGATGTTGTATCTCAGCTGTGTCTTGCCTTCGCTCGCAACCATAAGCTCCGGATAATTGTCACTGTATCCTTTCATACTTTCTCCTCAGATTATAGGTGTTCGCCCACACGAACCACCCGTTATATGCCGCCATCGAAGACTTGCGCCCAGCGCGGCACTTTTTCTTGAAATTCCTGACAATGCGCTTTCGAACAAGAGTGTATCCGTGAAAGAATCGATACCCGAGAAAATCGATACCTCTCGAATCAACTGGAAAAACCTGCCAATTCTTCTTTACTTCCAGCTGCAGTTCTTCTCTCAGATATTCAGCCGTCTCAACCCTGATCTTGTGCAGTCGCATCTTGTCATCGCCCAGAAAGACGAGGTCATCACAGTATCGGAAATAGTACCTCACACGAAGCGACTCTTTCACCCAATGATCGAAACCTGAAAGCACCAGATTGCCAAGATGCTGACTCGTGTACAGCCCGATCGGAACCATCGGAGCACTCTCAATAATCAGATCAAACAACCACAACACATCACGGTCCTTGACCTTTTTGCGGACAGCCGCCTTTGCAACATCATTCGTGATAGACTGGTAAAACTTCCGCACATCCATTTTCAGACAGTACCTTGACCCTTCGACATCTTCCAGGGCCCGCCTCACACGCCTTACTCCATCGTGTACACCTCTCCCGGGTAAAGCCGCATACGTATCGCGAATGTATCCGCGCATCCATATCGGCTCGATGACCTGCACCAGACAATGATGAATAATCCGATCCGGGTAATACGGCAGCTTCCAGATCTCGCGAACTTTCGGACCATCCGTTTTCAACATGATTTCGAAAGGAGCAACCCGATACGTCTTTTCGACAAGCATTCTCCTTATCGCCTCAAAATACCGGTCAGGATCGGCATCAACCATTTGCACCTCGTAGTAGTGGCGCTTACCCTTTCTTGCCTGGCGATGCGCCAGCGCAATGTTTTCCAAAGAACAGATCTTATCCCAAAAACCAGAAAAACGCTTCATGTGACCGTAGAGCTTTCGGATTTACCTACCAGCACTGTCAGCCGGTCGCCTTGTATTTTGCCAAGAGGCAAGGACAGT